CTCATCTGCCTGGGCGTAGTCCAGACAATCCTGACACAAATGCTCTACACAACCCTGCTCGTTCTCGTATGTGCCGACCGCCTTGATTGTCTCGGTGATTTTCGGGTCGTTCATACACATAACACACTCAATGACTGGAACCTTGGGCGCTTCTACAACTTCTTCTACTGCCTGCTCTACCTCTTGACGCTCCGCCTCTTCATCAGAAGAGAATGGAATAGTAGAAGCATCATCATCAGACGAGGTCGGGATGTGGTCCTTGAGTTCCAACTCAACATTCCCAGCGCGGTCCAACTGGTTCAGGTCGGCAAATGCCTTATCAAATGCCTCCTGCTCCATCTTCCAAGGGATGGTAGTGTCCTTCTTGCGGTCGCCAGGCACTGGATGGCAGAGACCAGAGAGTTCATCTACCTCACCCCACACTTGAGGGCGCGGGCAGTCGTAGAACCCCATAGTCCAGAGACCATTGCCCTCCTGAACCACCTTGCGGTAATGGGTCTTACAGAACCCGTCGGTGCCTGCCTTGGCATTACACTGCTTGCCAAGACCATTCCCGTAGGTTCGGCATCGGCAACCACCCTCGCGGAATGGTTCCAACTTGCCCGCCTCTTGGAGACGGCGCTGTGCCTTGGCATTTGCCCCTGCCTGAGAGACATACTTAGGCACCGCCTTGGGTTTCTTGGTCTTGGTCTTGTTTTCGCCGATGAGTTGGCGCATCGCCTCCAGGTTCTTGAGGAGTTCTTGCTTCTCTGCCTCGGCAGAGGCGAGTAGCAGGTTCATATCGTCTGCCGCGGAGACGACGCGCTCGTATTTCTCCATCGGGACGCAGATGTTGTAGGGGTTGAGGGCGCCCTCGGTGAAGGCGAGGTATTGGTTGCGAGAGAGTGTCTGGCACGCCATACTGCTGGTAGAGAGTGTAGAGTGTAGAGAGACTTGCCGACTTAACTGGCACAAGTGTTTCGGGTTGTGTTTTTTTGCTTTTGTGATGCTTTTGAGTTGCTGGGAGTGGGGTTTGTAGTTATTGCATATGCACGCAATTTAGCGGGCATTCGTGCAAAACACGAACACCCGCTTGGCGTGTGGAGATGGTATTAATACATAGTTTTTCTACAATCTATTTATTTACTTTCACTAACTACAATCTATTTATATCCTATCTAAGCGCCGTGGTCTAACTATTGAGGGGTAGTCCTCTGCCATCCGCCAACCTTGGCGACCATCAGACGAAAGGGAATGACCTTCTCCGCATTACACTTGGAACAGCAGAAACCAGAGGTGATTGGAGAGGCGCTGTGCTTGTTGGGATGCTGGAGTTCTACTGCCTTACACAGACAGCAGAGAGTGTCCTGCTCCCACTTCTCCCTAATCATCTTAGAGAGTTCTTCATCCTCCATCGGGTCGTAGAGTTGGTCTTCCAGGTCCTTGACTTTTGCCCTGAGGTCCGTAATCTCCCTGGTCTGGGTATTCAGTTGGATACGGGCAGAGGACAACTTCTTTTTCAGAGAAGCAACCTCGCCCAGGTCCTTGCCCTCTGCCTTGTTGAGAGCATCCGTCAGTTCCTTGGATTGCTCCCGAAGGCGCTGGAGTTCGCTGTCCTTCGTGCTAATTTCCTCTTGGAACTCCACCTGGAGTGTCGCCATCTTCTCCAGATACTTCTGCTCCATCTTGGCACGCTGGTTGTTGGCGTGCTGGGTCTTACCGCTCTTGCGAACTCCGTTCGGCATTGTCTGTGAGTGTCTGTGAGAGAGTTAGTCTGTGTTTTTTGTCTTATATATATTTTGATTGATTGATACGCTGGGGGTTGTAGTTATTGCATATGCACGCAATTTAGCGGGCATTCGTGCAAAACACGAACACCCGCTTGGCGTGTGGAAATGGTATTAATACATAGTTTTTGACAATCTATTTATTTACTTTCACTAACTACCTATCTAAGCGACGGGGTCTATCTATTTCTTGTGGCGACGCATAGCACTCCTCTGTTGCTTCTTGTTCTTCCTCTTCTTATACTTCTTCTCGCCAGTCTTCTTGGTCCCCACCATAGTTTCTGCCTTGATTTCAGAACCCTCTGGCGCGAACTCTGGGTCTCCATTAGACATCATAATGTTAGCATTCCCAGTAGGAAATACAGCGCCGTGAGAACGCATATATTGTTCTACCGCCCGAATGCCCTGGTCGGCATCAGCAGGACCCCCTGGGAGAGTGCTACTAATCTGGAAACCATACAACTCATCGTCTTGGATTACCCCGAAGTCAAGGAGACAGATGACATCCATAGTCCAGCACACCCACGCCTGAGACATCACCTCATCATCTGTCCCAGTGATTTCCATATTTTCGCGCAACCAGGCACAGAACTCTGAGACCACTTGGGTGGTGCTTTCTTCAGAGAGAAACACAGAGGAACCATTCTGGCGTGCCGTAATCTCGTTCATCGCCGTCTCCATAGCATCCAGTTGGTCTGCTGAAAAGCGTATCATCTCGTGCTTACCTTGTCTCTCCACTCCCTTGGAGATTGCCTCACGGAGGTCGTGCTTCACGCTTTCCCATCCCTCTGGGGTGTAGGACTTGATTTGTGGGAAGCGAGTGCCTTTGTAGAAGACACCCACCAGCATCGCACCGCTTCCTCCCATAGAAGACATATCTGCTCCCATCTTGATTGACCTGCGCGAACGAAAGGGTTGTGTTTTTTTGCTTTTATATACTTTTATAGATTGATACGCTGGGGATTGTAGTTATTGCATATGCACGCAATTTAGCGGGCATTGGTGCAAAACCAATACCCGCTTGGCGTGTGGATGGATATTAATACAGGATGAAACAATCTATTTATTTACTTTCACTAACTACAATCTTAGCAGGCGCAGTCTCCAACACAGGCAGAGCATACATCTGGGCGACAATGTCCGCAGACTGGTGGATTGGTAGGGCGAGCATCAACATACTCACTCTGGCAGACGGAACAAGTGTTCTCGTGCCACCAGAACTTGCCATTAATCTCAGAATACCAGTCTGGACTTTCTGGTTGGTCTATCTCTGGGAACTTGTCTCGGTCTGTGCGGTATTCACAGGAACACTTGACGAGGTCTGTGAAGTCTCCCTCAAACTCTTCTTCCAACCAAACCTTCATCTGTTCTTGGGTCTCGGGGAACTGGAACTTACCGAAATTGTAGGTCTTCTGCGGAGTATCGTTAAAGGTGGCGATGACTTGGAGGGCAGGATACTCAATACCCTCCATCGCCTTCTTGTATCCTATGCGGATGAATGCCTTACCGAAGCACTCTTGGAGTATCTTGGTCCTGATTTTTTCTCCATCCTCGTTCAGTCCGTCTTCGCCGTCTTGGAAGGGGGGGTATTCCCAGAGGGAACGGAGGATTGGGTGAGCGCCAGCATCTTGGATTGCTTGGTCGCGCTCCTCCTCTGTGGATGTCTCACCAGCACACCACAGAGCGAACTTCTCATCACCAGTATAAACCTGGTGCCGAGCGTCAATCTCCACCTGAGCGTTCTTCTTGACAGCGAACATATTTTTTTGCTTTTCGGATTTTCTATTGATTGGATGCGTAGTTATTGCATATGCACGCAATTTAGCGGGCATTGGTGCAAAACCAACGCCCGCTTGCGTGTGGGTGGATATTAATACAGGATGAAACAATCTATTTATTTACTTTCACTTACTACAATCTATCTATTCGTCATCAGTTGATGGGGTGTCATACGACTTGGTCTCCAAGTTGAGTGTGTATCCCTGCTCCTCATAGAGTTCATCAAAGACTGCCTTGGCAAGTTCTCCGCTGTATGCTTCTCCCAAGAGGTAGGCAATCTCATCGTCAATCGTGTATTGAGGGTTGGTCTTCTGCTGGACCTCACGCCAGACATCAAACTTCTTGGAGAGTTTCGCCTCACCGAAGCAGTCGCGCCCCGTGGTAATACAGAGACGGGTGAAAGAAGCAGTCGCGCCTCCCTTCATCTCTTCTTCGGTAATCAGGTTCTTCATAGAGGACATTGTTAGACTTTTTTTTTGCTTTTCTGATTTTTTGATTGGATGCGTAGTTATTGCATATGCACCTGGATTAGCGGGCATTTGTGCAAAACAGGTTGCGTGGAAAAACAATCTATTTATTTTCTACAATCTATTAATACAATGGAACCTCTGGATTTAAATAATGTCATAGAAGTTAAAGAAATAAAAAAATCATTAAAGAATGAAAATCAGAAAGATGTATTTAATTATATTATTAAACTTGCTAATATTCGTATTAATAATAAAGGATTAGATAAACCAGAACTATTTACTCTGGAACCTAATATAGAACCAGAACTCTCCGACCACTCCTCTGATGATGATTTTGAGGTTGTTGATGAGAGCGACGATTAATCTGGGTCGCCACCCCTACCATAGCGAAAATACATCATTATAAAAATAAATTAATTACGCTATGGATTTTCGGATGTTTCAGGGGTGTCAGGGGTGGCACTCGTATCTGGGTCGCTTGGAGCAGTTGCGATTGTTGATGTATTGGTTCTCACCGACGCTTGCCTTTCTAATCCAACATCTAAATCTAATCCTCTTAAATCTGTCGGTAATTGTGGTTCTGTATGGTTTTGACCTTCTCTACTTGCTGAACTAATAAATCTTCTCTGTAATCCGAGTTGAGCGCGCATAATCTCTTGTCTTGCCTGTGCTAATTGTCTTGCTTTTGCTCTTGTCATAGCGCCTTCTTCTTCTACTTGTTTTATTATATCTTCTGTCATACCCTGTATAGGAACAGGTTGTGGTTCTTGACCTATGATAGTTGCTGGCGTTTCACCAGTTATTAATCCAAGGAAACTTTCTAATCCTCTTCTTCTCTGTTCGTCAATTGGTTCAGTCAATCCACTCTGTAAAGAATGTGCTAATGAGAAACCTATTCTTTCTGCTTCTGCGACAGAAGGAGTTGATATCATAGTATCAAATAATAAATTAAACTCTGCTTCAGTCATTATTGGGTTCATTAATTGCTGAGGATTTAATTGTTTCTGTTGTATCATCTGCGGTATAAGATTTAAATTGTTGTTGTTCTGTTTCTGTATTAAATATAAAACAGCAGAGTTCTTATCAACCCTTGCCAAAGACATATCTGGGTCGTGAATACTTGTGATAATTTCTGATAAAGTTGTATCATTAGTAATAGTAAATACTGCTTTCTGGTCTGTCTGGAAATAATAATCACCAAATCCATTTTCTTTATTAACTACACCTATGATAGGAAGGTTCTGTCCGCTCTCACCATTATGTCCGTTCCCAATATAATCTGTATTACTAATGATATTAGATTTTAATAAATAATAAGGTTTAGACATCTTCGTAGGTTGTCTGTCTGCTTTCACAGAAAGAGAAGTTGCTGTGATACTTACTGCTGGATTAGAGAGTGTTATTCCAAAAGCACTATCTACCTTCTCAGCAATATGTAATTGACCTGAATACACTGGTCCTGTCGTCGCGGTCTGTTGTGTAAAAAGAGGAGCGCCATATAAATTACTTCTTAATAAAGAACTATCACCACTCTTAATTTCAGCATTAGTTAAGACAAAAGGAGTATTACTTGTATCATCTGGTGTTAATCTGCTATTAAAATGTAATCTATCTTTTATATTAATATATTTTTCATCATCTAAACTATAATCATTATGTAATTGATTATATGAAAAACCTAACAAACCCCACAGACACTTATGCCAATGTTTCCTTAATGTAGTCGCATTATCAAGACTACTAAACTTAAATACGCAACCAGAACTACTATCATAAATACTATCCCACTGACCTAAATTAAAATTACTAAGAGATATTTTTACTTTAACATTCTCTTTATCAGTTTCGGTAGTCGTGATATCGGTATGATAAGGTTGCATCTCAGGAGAATAATTAGCACCTGATAATCTCTTATTTATCTTATAAACTATATTATTCGCATCTGCGGTGATTGGGTCTGTTGCTGAACTGCCAGCATTAAAATTATTACCGATATATTCAGGTGTATGTAAATTACTGAAAGCAAATCTCTTTTCAGTATCTCCATCATAAGTTAATTGGAAAGAGTTAGCGCCAAGATAACTACTTAAATTATGCTGATATGTATTTTCTAACTCAACCTTCGTGGAACCTGTTGTATATACTTCGTTATCACTTCCAGGAGGGTCTAATGACCCCACTGATGGAACAATAGTTTTAGCATCATAACCATCTGGGATATTCATAGCTGCAGGTGCGCTCATATACTGAAATTGGGTATTAGACCTACTCATTAATTTAGTCATACCAGGAGATAAGTCGGGTTGTGTCCCTGATAATGTCCCAGAGTATAACATAACACATTTAGTTCCGTAAGCAGAAAAATGCCTATCATAACCACAATAATTACGATAATCTAAGACCTCAGTAAGTGTATTATCTGTTGGATTTGCATACCTACGAAAGAGATGGTCGGGATATCCACCGATGGTCTCTACATCAAAAGCAATATAATCAATATCCTCTCCTACATTATCATCTCTCTTGGGATTATATTTCTTCATACAACCGAAACATAAATTATCATAAGGACAATCTAAACGATTACCACCACTATCTTCATCAATTCTACTCTGGTCTAAATAAAACCAAAGAGGGACTGACGATAAATCATAATAAGGAAAATGACCCACTCTCCCGCCACTATCCGTCACTCCGCCATCCCAAGGCGGATTATCCTGTAATAAGGTCTGTCCTGAGTAATTCTCTTCTCCCGCATTCACTCTTACATTATAATCGGTGGTTTTTCCCTGTGCATATCCATCATCTCCTAAGGTTCTATAAGAAGATTTATATTTACCATTCGTATCTAAATTAATAGGATGGTCTGTCTTAATTACAGAGAGATGAATGTATCCTGCTAATCTCTTGCCTGTGTGAAAATTACCCATCTGGAATGTATCCTTCTTTACATCATCATCATTCGCAAAGATAGAACCTGTCTTCTTAATATTACTATATGAATAATTAAATAACTCTGGATATTCTCCTTGTGCCTTAATAAACGCCATTAATTGGTGTCTAAACTTCCAAGGGATATTAGTAATAAATGGCACATCTTTTCTGTTGGAGGCAGGTTTCCTTGCTAATGGTAAATCTTTATTAATACCGAACTCGCCTGTTTCACCCCAAGTATTACCTGGTATGGGTAATACTCCATTTGCTTGCCTGAAGAACTCTCTTCCAGTAATCCATAGATTAGGACGCTTAACACCAATATAATGATAAGCACTCATATATTTAACATTTTCTGGTTTCTTCTCTGGATATTCAGCGGTCGTCCCAGCATCTTCAGTGAAATATTGTTTCGCATTATCACTACTAAAATGTTTATGATTAGTAGAATAAAATGTCTTAAATATCTCTCCATCCTTCTTCACTCCCATCTTTTGATGTCGCGCACCAGGGACGAATGCGTCTATATGAGGTTGCTGAGTGCCTCGCTCTCCAACTCTGGCATAGACTTCTGTTTCATTAGTAGTTCTATTTAAACTTCTACTAATTTCCTCTGCGATATCCTCAGGAGATTTAAAACCTGGTTCTATCTTTACATTTTTAATTTCGCTATATGGTATCCAATTACCTGTAATTGCTGGGTCTCTTATATTATGATAATAAGTATGATTAAACTTAGCATCATCTGTGGTTGTGAATTGTGTATGACCTCCAGTCCCATCACTATTATAAGATACGAAATCATTAGTCGTAGAACCCGTTAAATTAGTTGGATTAATAACATCTGCTAATTGTGAATTACTAAGAAATTGAGTATAAGTTGGAGCGTGAGTGAAAAAAGTTCTTTCTTTCTTAAATATCATATATCGGGAGTTATCATTTCTATATTTATGTCTGCGAGAGGTTCCAAGAATATTTAACCACTTAGAAACTCCTAAACTTCCAGCAGGGTCGTCTCCCGTAGAGAGTTTCCCCATTTTAGCAGTTTCACCTAACTCATAGAAATCCCAATCATCTTCACACTGACTTTCTAATCTTACATCTCTCAAGGGCATACCATTCCAAGCGCCGTCCCCTTTTCCCAGAGGTAAATCACCAGATTGGCGTGTAGGATTTGTTCCACTACTGGGGTCTCCTGCAGTCACATCTGTTCCTGGGACCATATAGGTCGCTGGCGCACCAGTCCATTGCATACCGAAATACGCCCAATTTAATGATTGTTCGTTATCTTGTCTTTTAGATATCACAGGTGTCTTAGGGATTGTAGTAGGAACATTCGCTACATCATCATTGCTTCTACCAATAACCCAAGGAACTCCTTTCATACAATCAAATCTTCTCGGTAAATGAAAATAATTTTCACCATTCGCTGTCTTATAATAATTAACTTCTATATTCATTTCATTATCTTTCATAACAAACTCTCTTTCTTCATTAACACAATCACAGAGTTGATGTCCGTATGGTTGTAATATCTGTCTTTTTTTAGAACCAGATACCTCACCCCATTCCCATTTCTGTGAATTAGTTGCCTCAGCACCAGCGCCATAGGGTGCCTGAGTATTCTGCGAATAAACATCATCTAATTCCATAGGGAATTGTAATTTATCAATTGTTTCTGTAAGAGTATATTTAACCTCTATTCCTCTTGTATCTTTAATGGACTGACCTTTCACATCAATCGTTCCATCTGTATTACCAATCTCATTAATAAATGCTGAATGAATAGAGACTTTATCTCCTCGGTTGAGTTTCACACCTTGACCTTGCTTACAAGTGTAAATTGCTGGATTATCATTATTTCCACTCTGCGCCTCTATTGATGAGTTCCTATTACAATCTAAGATAATTGTATCCGTATAGGGTTCTGACATATCTATATTTATATTATAGATATAATAAAAATAAACTTAAAACAACTAAGACATATGAATAGTTAGCACAGCATACCTTCGGTTTAGGCATAATAGCACTCTGTGTATCCATTCTGAATAGTAGCAGTCCTTAAGACTTCTAACCAGACCCTCTGAACATAATCAGTCCCGAAACCAGCAGGAGAGTTATTCGGTAGGTCATCATATTTAAAATACAACTCAATACCTCTGCTATTAATACGCTCTTGTTTAGTGAGTTTCTGAGCGAGGTAGAACATACGACCAGAAAGATTGGTAGATTGGTTAAAATCAAAATATTCTCTGGTAGTTAGACATTCACCTTCGCGAGAGTATAATTCCCTATTAATAAAAGGAACCATACCTTCTGCTTGATTTACATTATGGAAATGCCGAGCAGGGTTCTTAACATCAATCGGGAACTCAAAGTTATCATTGTATTTAATATTAAACTCTGCATCACCATTCTTATCCGTAGCAAAAGTGCCAGAATAATCGCGAGCAGGGGCAATACTATGATAGGCATTCTGTAAGTTCTTTTCATTCTTACCTCCGCCATCACCTTTTCCTTCATTCTGCATACCCCATATTAATTTACTTACAACTCTACCAGCACCACCAACATTTCTAATCATCTGAGATTGTGCGTCTGCTCGGGCAACAGAGTATTTAGAAAGTCTGTAATCAGCATATGTGAAGTTTAATACACTATTCGCCTGAGCGTATTGGAGCATAAGTTCCTGAGGATAAAAGATATGGTCTGAAATCATACGGAGTTTTTCTTCATCAATATCATAACTTCCATTAAGACTGGTAGATACTACACGACCCGTAGGTTGGTTAGCATCACCTCTCCAACTGAATGTAAGTTCTAAGGACACTTGTTCTTTAATCATATACAGAGGTAATTGATTATGACGAAGGAATGGGACTAACTCCGCAAGACTTAACTGATATAAATTAGTATCTTGGGCAGAACCTTGTTTCGTAAGAGACCAACTATTAGGTGAATATTTAGCAGTCGTATCTACACGACCAGCAACACTTAAATCAGCATCTCTGCCATTATCAAGAGAAATACCCGTAGCAACACTATCACTTTCACCACCGCCAGATAATATTGCAGCAGGGGTCCCAGCGCCATCATTAGCAGTTGCTGTTCTGTCAGTGTAAGCAAAACCCCAACTATTACATCTACCTGTAGTCATCTGTTCTCTTTCTTTCATATTCTCATTAGATACAAACAAAGAACGATAACCATAATAATGGGCGAAATCATCTACTTCTGAAATAGTCTGATTACCAATCTTTAATGCTACACGCTGAATAAAAGAATATGCCCCTACATTAATAGGTAAGATAGCATTTTCTGTAGTGTTCTTTAATCCAATCTCAATCTTAGAATGAGAATGTAAAAGACCTTTATTAGGTAATACAAAACGACAGAAAGTATTACTCTTTACGACAGGTTCTAAAATCGCTGTTTCCACCTCTTGCACAGTATTGACTGGAATACTACCTATTTTCATTAAATCAGGGATTGCCCCTGCTCCGCCTTGCGGACCGCCAGCAGATGCCATCGGCATATCACTTGCTTGATTTTCATTCGGATTAGTTGATGCGCTCATTTATACTTAAAGAAATATAAAAAATGCGAAGAAAAAACAATAAAATTAAAAAAACACTTTACGACATCACTTGCATCCCACCCTGTCCGTCAAATACAAGTGTATTCTTAGAATGAACGAACAAGAAAAGTGCGTGTGGATTATCAGTAGTTAGATTAGTCGTAAGATTGAGACCAAAGTTCTGTGTGGCAAAACTTACTCCTTGATTAGAGATGGCATCATAATTCATTCCTAATATAAACATAGACCCTCCATCAATCTTACCGAGTTCTGTGGCGTCTGATGTGGTAGTAATAGATGGTGAAATAAAACTATTAACTGGTGATATCATAGTTCTACTCATATTAGCGAACTTCCTGACAGCAGACATACCTTCTTGGATTAACTGACTATCATAAGAATGTTGGTCGTTGTGCGTTTCATCTCCTTTCTGGATTGTATCAATATTAAACTCTAATGGGAACTTTTCACCTCCACGAGTGAAAATTGCCTGAGTAATTGTGGCAGGTTTATTATCTGAATTAACTGGATACGGAGTAGCAGTCCCTAAATGTTTCAGTGAATTAATATAAGATGCTGGAATAACATTACCAAATACACTTAATACATTGTTTAATCCTAAATTAAAATTAATAATTGCCTGAGTAGAATTAAATGATGTGAAATAACTTGATACAGAGTTATACTCAAAGGTTCCTGGACCAGGAGGACTTGATACTTCGGTCGCCTCAGCACAGAGGAATACATTACTTAATTCATAGAATGTAGTAGCATTCGTATCTTGGTCGCCACCTTCATCAAAGATTACATTACCATCGGGTGCTAAATGTATTTCTATTAATAGACCACCAGTTGTATCAAGAGGAATTGCCTGAGTTCCGTTAAACAGACCACAAGGTAGATGCATACAGAAATGATTTCCAGTCTTCTTACCACTCTTTAATTTAGCAACAGAGTTCTTCATCAATCCAGCATTAGGCATAGTCAAAGCAGTCTGAGACATATGCCCGAGACCATCCGCCTCATTGCTGGTAAATGGAATGAAGGATGCCATCATTCGTGAATAATGTCTTATATGCTCTATGACAGCGTGTGTTTTCTGAGATTTTATGACTAATTGGTCTATTAAAGAATAAGCACCAAGGCGAGGGTCAAGACTTAAAGTTGTATCATTAACTGCTTCCGCGGAGTTCTTAAAAAGTCTAAAATCACCAGTAAATCTTAAAGACTGACCGAGAAGACCTCTACTCTGTTCGCCAATAATAAATTGTATCACTGGATTACCTGATTTATAAGATATCTTACCTGAAGATAATACATTACTTGGAGTTATGTGAAGATTAGTTGTTGGGACGCTCATATTTATACTTAATAAAATATAAAAATTGCTGAGAAAAAATAAAATTATTAAAAAAAGAAGTCCAGACTAATCGGGGGTCGCCACCCCTACCCGAGGAGAAATAGCGATATATTCATATTAATATTTATTTTTATTTATAATGGTTAATTTCGCTATGGATACCCTGGCACCGATACTTCGTGATTAAATCTGAACGACTACACTATCTCCCTGAACCACAATTCGGCGAATATGAGCGACATAGTTATTCCATAGTTTATTCTTCTTAGGTTCCCGACTACCTTGATAATTCACTTGTAAGTTAAAGTCTCTTCCAGCAGTATTATAGACACCTTGCTGAAGTGCGAGTGCGCGACCTATAAAGAAGTTCTCCCTAAACTTCATAAATGATAGTGGTTGTATTCCTGCCATTGCAAGTGCTTTCTCGCCTTCCACGAGCGGTTGCTGTTGGACCCCCACACGACGAGCAATCTTATCTGTTCCTACGGGTCTTGATGGATTGAGTTGTCCGTTATAGAAGAATTGATAATCAGTGCATTCATCACATATACCAGTTAATCCAGAGCGATTACTAACACAACCTCTATCACAATCATCTATAGTTTCTAAATAAGTAAGATTATCAGGTGCGTCTGCGGTTGGGTATTCATCTTCAGCAGGGAATTGATAGGTCCCCGTGGTATTTTCACCAGCAATCACTTGCTGAGCGGTATAGACTGAACTATCAGTTGGAATACAGAGAACCGATTTTGCCTTCGTTTGATTGAGCGGAAGTCTCATATTCATAACTCTATCACCTTTCAGTTGAGAGTATTTATAATTAGTGAATGATAAGAAATCATAATTCATAGCACCACCCGATGACATCATACCCAATAGTTTCTGTGTATATCCCTGAGGCATAGTTAGAGTTTGTAGGACCATCTCAACATTCTTAACTTTATAATCTAAATTAATAGTTGCGTTAGATGGAGTGCCTGTCGTAATAGCACAATCAAGGACACTATCATCACAGAGGACCCAATCACTATTAATATCTTCTCCTGTAAGATTTTGGATAGACCCAGCGTGAGCGAATGTAATTTTTAAAAGACCTCCAGCGCCTGCCTCCATTTCCATCGCTTTAATAATAAGTTCTTGAGAATACTTACCTCTCTTCGTTGCTGCAGAACCTGAACCACCATACTGGGCGCTGAAACTTTTATTATCTTTATAGAATGATACCTTTTGACCGATTACGAAAGGAACATTCTGTAAATTAATAGCACCATTTTCTCTCTGTAAATATACGACAGGAGTTGCAGCAAGGGGTTGGGTTGCTCCCTGTCCCCACATACCTGCTGTAGCATTAACATCGGCATTAGCGCCAGTCTTAGAATGGAACCTTAGACCACTATTAAGTCTGCGGTTAGGATGGAGAGTATCGGGAAGACGATATACTTTATTGGCATCTTCTAAGATTATCTCAATTCTTAGACCTTCTGTAAGAAGAGATGGGAAAACCTTGGGAGATTGGAATATACCTGTATGAATAGGTAAAAGAACTTTAGCAGTATTGTATTGTCCTCCTTGATTAGTATTAAGTGCTTCACACCAATCATTATTACCAGAATTATCTACTGCTGTTCCATTTGCGTCTTCGTAAGGAGTGTGATACGGATTATGTCTTGTATTGTTATAAATAGATTTCGTATTACCTTGTGTAGAACGCTGAGTAGGATTGTATGTCAATGAACCCTCTGTGAGTGCGCGTTTATTCTTAATAGCGTCATTAGTTTCATAATCATATCTTAAAGCAGTTAGAACATTATAATTTTGTATTTCTTCTAATAATACAGCACCCGAACCCCCAGAAAATATACGAATATCCCTGATTAAACATTGTGCGCCCGTCTCACCATCCAATGTCATCTTAACTGGATGGTCTAATTTATTAAGAAGTTCTACATCAAATCTTAAATAAGATGATTTAGGTTGGAAATACTTAATAGTAGGTGGAATGATTATATCAATCTTCTGACCTGATGTATAATCTAATCCGTGTTCTGCTGGGATATTAACTTTCGTCTGCTGAACTGGTATCTTATCATTCGCGCTCCAAAAACTCATTTTATAATATAATATATAAAATAAAATTGAGAAAAAAAAATAAAAAAAACAAAAAAAATTAATATGCTGAAACCGATTGTTCTGCGACTTTACCTTGACTACTTAAAGAACCGACAGACATAGATGCTTGTTGTGGAGCATTTCTCTTATCATCAATATCTTGTTCTGATGTTTCTTCTTTATCTTTAAAGATATCACTTACACCTGAGGCAATATTACTCAATCCAGCGACGGGTGCAAGTATCGGCATAGCGAGTGCAGCTGCATCCAGACCTCCACTTACAATATCGCTGATATCACTGAAATCATCTAAACCTGATTTATGTTTATTAGTCGCTAAATCATAAATACCTTCTCCAGCACCAATACCGCCAAGAACTTTACCACCTACATCAGCAATTGCTCCTATTTGTCCTGAGGGTAATTCACTCGCATATTGACCTACTTTCTTAATGAAACTACTTTTCATTCCTCCTTCACCAACACCACCAACAGCACCGAGTAATCCTCCAGATGCTTTCGCCATCTTCTGTGCATCTTCGCTTCCAGCAATTGCCTTAAGACCTTGTGATTTATCTGCTTCCTGTCCGAACTCCATTCCTTGTCTTACAGCATCTTCACCAGCAGGGGTAGTTCTACTCTCTGCGCCAGTGATGGGACCTAAACTTGTATCGTGTCCTGCGATAGTAGTAGTAGAACTCTCAAAACTATCAGTTGCTCCTCTACCTTGACCGAATGTATTATCTGCTTGTGAAACCTCTGGTAAGGGACCCTGAACTTTACCTCTCTGAATTGTCTGTGTTAGACCTAATCTTGCTGGATTATTAACAATATTTTTATATTCATCTTCACCAATATCACCGACTGCCTGTCTAATTCTTGCTCCTGCTTGACCTAAACGACCTTTAAATAATTGACCTTGTGATGCTAAATATCCAGAGAAACCTTTACCTGTTCCAAATCCAGCGACTTCACTATCAAAATTACGAGCATTTCCGAACTCTCGGGCACCAGTGAAAGCAGTAGATATACCTTCACCAGTAGTAGAACCTTTATCATAATATCCTTCTGCTTTACCCTTAGCATTCACCATAGCGACTTTATTATCCATCTCTGTTTTCGCTTTATCATATCTGTTCTGCGCATTATCATTAAAATTACTGGAATATGATAACATCCCACTCATCTGTCCTAAGGTTGCTGAACTTCCTAAATCCATTTATATTAAGTATAATATAATAAAATTAAAATATAAATAAAATTAATATTGTTGTTTAGGCATAGATGCACTCACCTCTGCTTGTTTCCCTGCTATGTCTCCTGCCTCAAATCCCTCTCCTTCTCTATGCTGTCCGCCAACTGCTATTACCTCATCAAAATTGCGATAGGCGAGTGGAGGGTTGGATTGTAAATCTAAATAAAGAAAGTCATATTTATTGGGAGTTGCTTTATAATAAATCTTTAAAAAGTTATCCGCACCAGAGAACTGGTCCCCTATCTCCTCAGCAATTTTACCGAGTTCTTTCATATTTGGAAAAGGACTTCCAATTATCATATTTGTGCAATTAGACCTGATGACAGGACTTACTTTTCTGTAATTCTGAGAACTCATTAATAATAACTTAATATTATAATGCCTAAATCTACTCGCTAAATGATTAACTTTCGCTTCACGGCGAATTAATCCAATAATATCGTCTAAGATTAAAGCAATATCAGGTCTATCTTGTGGGTCTTCATATGCTTCTTGTTTCGCAATTAAATTATCAATAATAGCATCATCATATTCATCATAACAATCAAATGCCTTCTTTAAGAAACGAGAAGTTTTATCATTATAAATAGTTGGTGAAACACACATAACTTCATCAAAGAAGTCTTGCCCGAAGAAGTTGCTATTTAATAATAAATTATTAATAATTGTAGATTTACCTGTGCGAATTGGTGATATCATTAATAAAAGTGCAGGAGGTTGAGGAAGATGAGGATGAAGTGGTTTCACTTTCTCTTTAGGTGGGTCTTGGACTTTTAATATCTGAGGAGCATTTAAATCAATACCCATTTCATCATCTTCGCTATCATCATCTGGGTCAGGAGCGCCCATCTGCTGTAATTTCTTACCTGGACCATTTTTCGTAGTCGTTTTTAATGATTTATCCATTTATAATATATATATAATATTATTATCTTAAAATTAATACTTAGGGACTTGCTGGATTATAGGTCGGACTATCAGGACCATCAAACATACTATCTGTATCATCAAAATCAAATGGTGCGAAATCATACATTGGTTCAGGAACGAAAGTCGTATTCGCTTGTCTTATAGATAAATTAGCACGGGCATAATCTTCAGGACTAAGAGTAGTTGGATTATTAATACCAGGAGGCATAGACCCAGCAGTTGTATTCATAGGTTGAGATGCT